ACATGGGAGCTTGACAACAGTTTCGACAACAACACGGCGGCCCCGATTTCGAGGAGCACGTTGCGGAACTTCCACGCAATCTCGACAGCATCACCGAGGGCACGTGCCGCGGCAGCGATCTTGTTTCCAAGATCCGTGAGCATCTTCTGTGCCTCGGGAGTACTGAGTGCATCAAGGAACTCTTGGGCACCAGCCTTGAGTTCGTTGAAGAGCGGCTCCCCGGCTTCTGCAAGCTGCTGTTGCAGCGTGTCTTGAATGTTCGACAGAATGCCCGAATAGGTTTGCGACTGCTTCGCCATCAGACCGCCGAACCTAGCATTCATACCCGCAAGAAGTGCCGGTACAGCGTCAGCGGTTTCACCTGACCAGCCGTCACTGCTTCCTGTACAGCCTCAACCGTAGTCCCGTAGGCTTCGGCAAGGATCTGCCAAGCCCCTATCCCGGCTTCCGTCAACTGGAGCATTTCCTGCGACTGGACCTTGCCCTTGGTCCACATCTGGCCAAGCGCAAGGTTGATACGAGCGATCGACTCAGACCCTCGACCCAACGCGGCTGCGGCATCGCCCGTAGATTCAAGAACCTCTTTCGCCATCTCGGCATCGAAACCAAGCGCCAAGAGCTGCTGCGAATAGGCGACCAGGTCTTCATACTGGAACGGGGTCGTTCGCGCGAAGTCCTTGATCCATTGCAGTTGATCCTTGGCTGCCTGGGCCGAACCAAGCATGGTCTCGAAACCGATACTGGCCTGCTCGAGTTCCGCATTGAAGCCGATCATCGAATCGAACATGGCCTTCAAGCCCTGTTGCGCCTTGGAGATCGCCACATACATCGACCCATAGAGGGTGACGTTCTTGATCGCATTCTTCGCAGTCTGACTGAACCAGTTGCTAGATTCCTTCGACGCTGCCGTCGTGAACGCAGCCCCAGCTTGACGGCCAGCATTCGTTCCCAAAGCCCCGACCTGTGGACCGAGTTGTGCCGCAGCCTTCGCCCCGAACCCACTCATCGTAGGAACCAGTGCCACATATGCGGTAGCGATCTCACCGGCCATCAGGCATCACCTCCTGTTCATGTTCTCTAGCGCCAAGTCGGCGAGACGTCTCTCCACGTCAGTGATCTGCCTGGCCTTGATTTCAGGTAGCAGCGGATGGTTCTGACCAGACCATGCCGAGTAGATCGACGCAAGAATGAAGTCGCCTGTCGAGATTGGCCTATCCCAACCGGCAACGGCCGCAGCCAGACGAGTCCCCGTATCCCTAAGAAGCATCCCAGCAAGCCGCAACGCCTCTTCTACATCAGTTTCAACGATTGAACGGAACGACGCATGGAACTCGCGCCGGAAGTCGTATTCAACCTCGCCTCGATGCTCAACAAGCGTTCGGGCGAGGGTTAGCCTTCCCCCACGGGAGACGTGACCACACTTTCGGCACTGTGGGCCTGCCATTCGGTGAAGACCTTTCCAAGGGCCTCCCACTCGTAGGCGTCAATCAACGCGGACAGGGCAACCCATGCAGGGTCAGTCTTCTCAAGATGGTTAGCGAGGGTTTTCACTATTCCCATCTTCATGCACGAGTTCACGTACTGTATCGGCTTGTTGAACATCTCCATAGCCGCGTCGGGGTTGTCCGTGAGGAGCGCCTCAGTCATCGACACTTTCGGAATATCGTCCTTGTGGTTGTCGAGTTCGTCGACAAACTTCTCCGGGTCAAACGATGGCAACGTGTACTTCTTGCCATCGAGGATACTCAGGAACTCGAACGGCGGGATCACTTCAGGCTCGGAGGCGGGCTTCGGTTTGGCTACAGGCTTCGACTCAGATTCCGGTTGGGGCTCTTCAGCAAGATCCAACATGCCTTCGTCGGAACCCTCAGGGTTTTCAGTCATTTTCATGCCTCTCTAGTGAATGATGCCCATGCCTGAAACGTGAGGGGCCACCGGGCGGGCATGAGGCGCCCGGTGGCCCCGACTTCACTACGAGGCGTCAACCAGCCAAGACGAAATCATCTTGAACAGGCCCGTGACACCCACGCCAAGTTCACCGGTCGTCGGGTTGGCGCTGAACCGGATCGGAATCTTCTCCAAGTGCGACTGCCCCGACGGGTTGATCGACCCGTTGATCGCAACCGAAGTATCCGGGATGATGAAGCGCCGAGTCTTCGGAACGGCGGCAACGTCCGCCAGGTCGAGGACCGTCACCCGGTGGGCAGGGATCCCACCGTCGTAGACGAGGGCACCGTTTTCGTCGACAGTCGCACCGTAGGCGTCCTGGATGACGTAGACGTTGTTCTCAAGGAACGTGATGTCCCACGTAGGAACATCATCGGACGGAGACTCAGACACGTAGAAGATTTCCGAGTCCCAGAACTCTCGCTCCACGGTACGGGTCGGCACGCCAGCAGGCGTGAAGGAATAGCCTGCCGAGAGGTCGATCGCGCCGTGGTCTTCAAACGCAGGCAGGCCAGACATGAGCGTATCGCCATCAATGGCCGATACGTCCGTACCTAGCACTGCCGTGTACAGCTTTGCTCGCACCGGAGCGAAAGCCTGCGAAACGCCAGACATGACGGTTCTCCTTTTCTATATGGTTTCGCTCACCCGGGGCGGGTGGACGTGTGAGGTGTTGCAGTTCGACTGCTACGACAGGTCGAGGATGTCTTCTTCGTCGATGACGTCGAGGCCACGTAGCCACACTGTGATCGGGAAGTAGCGTTGGAACGGTGGGGTCTGGCGCGGTATCGCGATCGACCCGACAGGTACGGATATTCGTTCAATCTGATCGTTGGCGGTCACAGCCAAGACCGTCTGCACGTCTCGGACTAGCGCCCGTACCCCGTCCTCGCCAGCATCGGTCAGGGCGTAACAGTTGACCCCAAGGTTCACGGATGCTTCACCCCAGTCACGGCCACCCCCACCGGAATAGCCGACAATCACAGTCTTCGCTGGTATCGGCGCAGGTGTCACGTTGGATGCATACACGTCCGGCATGGCAGCATCGATCACCGTAGCCACAGCCATCTCGGGGTCGGCGAACGTTGTCGCATCGATCAACGTCATATCGTGACCTCCCCAGTCTTCCCGACCCGGAAACCCGGGACGGATGTGAGTGCATGGGTTTCGGCTTCAACCATGAGTGGTGGTTTCGCTTTCGGGTTAGGTCCACGACCGGAGGGGAGGCCAATGATCGAGACTGGACGGCTACCGAGCGCATACTTCCCAGAGAAGTCCATGCCAAGACTGTCAGAGTCGACCCGCGCCGTGATGAGGGCGTCCGAGTAGTTTTCGGCATGAACTGGCGACGCGACTGCACGCACGTGGGTTCGGATCTTCTCCGCCACGTCGGCTTCATGATTCGCGAGAACCAAGTGTGTGAACTCACTGTTGAGGAGAGCATGCATCGGGCCCTCGTGGAGCACTAGGCGGAAACCCATGGCACGGGCAGCAGGAACGTCAACCATCACCCATCCGTCCTTCTGAGTTCAACCACGAGTGGGGGTTTCCATCCTGTCCACGGATGGGTGTAGTCCTGTGGATCGCCGTCGACTTGCCAACCCTCTTGACTGTTGACGACGATGGCATCACGGGAACGGATTGCCCCCGCGGCTAGGGCTGCCGCGTTTGCTTCTGTACGGTCGATGAACAGTATCGGTTTCGTGACCGTCATCTCACGCAACGCCATATCGATGATCGGACCGCCCTCTGGACAGAACACAGCATCGAACGTGACAGCCGTACGTGTTTCACCTACAGTGTGACCGAGTTCATCAGTCGTAGCCGTTGTGGCTGGCCTCGAGCATGGCACCGTGAAGGCGAACGGCAGCATCATGACAGATCGTCCTCATCTTCGATGTATTCCATCGGTATAGTGAAGGCCACCTGACGGCCGCACGGAAGCGAATGGTACTCGGACTTCTTGAGGAACAGGTCGCCTGTCGGGTTCGCATACTTCACACGATCACCGAACGGCCCAGCATTCTGCTGATGCTCAAGGATGCTTGGACCGGTCGTAGTGTCCATCATGGCGCGTTTCACTATCGCGCACACGACCCGTTTCAGCGTCGCTGTACGAATCGTCTGCTCGGTGGTGTCGTCATCGTCCACGACGTTCGCTGACGAACATTCGGAGAGGATCAGGTTCGATGCGTCCTCGAGTAGCGTTGTCGCCAACGTCTGCTCGGGGATGGTGAGAGTGCGCCAACGCGCAGCCAGGTCGTCCGCCGTAGCGAACGGACTTGAAATAAGCATCAGCGCACCCTCACTTTCCCGTTAGGACAGGTCGGCGGGGACGAGCACCGCGGCAGGGAACCGGGTGTCGTCGTCGTCGTTGAGCGCGGTGATCGGGTTCGCCCCGACATAGCCGACTCGGAACACGACGCGAAGCGCCTTCGAGTCCTGCTGCATCAGGTTGACGATCACCTTGCCGCCAGCGTCAGAGATGACGCCTTCTGAGAAGATGTTGAACGTGATGTCCTGACGGACACCGATGATGAACTTCGACCAGTCGGCGGCAACCAGGAGAGCCGTGTCGGCGTCCCATGAGCCGTTCGTGACCTCGTTCAGCGGGTATCCATACAGGCCGGGGCCTCCGTTGTCGCCAACGAGCGCGCCGTAGATCGGCACGCCGTCAGTGCTACGGATGCCGCGGAGAGACCACTGGAGACCGGGCCGTGAAGCGAACCCGTTCACACTGTAGCCATCCTGGGCGATCATCTCGCCGAGCGATGCCACGTCAACGCCAATGTCGGCACCTGTACCGAGCTCGACGTAGTTCCCGGCCGCAATAGCACCGGGGATGATGGCATCAGTCGTCCACGATGCGGGCTTGGCGGTGCCCCACATTGAGGCAAGGTCGACCGTCCGTCCGAGGGCCTGACGCAGGTAGGGCTTGACTTCGGACCAGAGGGGAACGTTGGCGTCGTCGAAGAGGGCGTCCGGGATCACAACGATCGCGGCGAGTTCCTCTGCGGTGATGACCTGGTTCGTCCACTGCTGGTCGGTGGTCTGCTTGAGACCCGTGTCACCGTTGACCCAATACGCCTGCGGAAGAACCGACAGGACGGGCTGGGATTTCGTCTTAGATGACATGGGTACACGTCGCATCAGCGAGAGAGCCGCGGAGTCCTTGGGGGACTCCTGAATGATCTCCCTCGCATATTCGACAGGGACGAGCGCATCAGCGGTCGTCCGGTTGATGGCTGCATCGTAAGTAGCCATGACGGTATGTTCCTTTCAGTCTGAGTTAGCCTCGGGCGGATGCTCGAAGCCAGTCGTCGCCGCTCGTGGCGGCAGACTCGGGATGTTTTCCCTGGCCGAGGACAACAGGTCCCGTTGCGTTCTTCTTCGATGCCTCAGTGGCATACGTCGAGACCAATTCAGCGAAGGCCGTGATGTCTTCTGCGCTGGAAGACTTCGGGCCGGCGAGGACATCAACCGGGACACCGGAGGTGGCTGCGACTTCGGCACGGTTCGCCCGCGCCTCATTCTCGGCTGCCTTTTTCTCCGCGTCCGCGAGACGTTCTGTCGCCTTGTCGATGTCAGACTTGTCTCGGTCCTCGAGTTCCTTGACCTTTGCCGCGAGCGCATTGCGTTCCTTCTCCGCTGATGCTCGCGCGGCACGTTCGGCGTCAAGCGCCTTCTTGCCTGCATCGCCGAGGGTCTCTTCGGGCTTCGCGCCCTCTTCGACCTTCGGGGTTGCTTCGGGGTTCGACGTTTCCGCCGCAGTCTCTTCGCCACTCATGGACATTCCTTTCACGAATGCGGCATCGCACCGCGTTACACCGGTCCCGTCGCGGGATCGGAGGATTATGGGCCGACTAAACGGCGATTGGTTCGGCTTCGACGTCGAACGTTCGGAACTCGACGCCAGGCACACCGGGCATCGGCCTCGTGCCAACGCACCGAACCCTTCGCGCATCGAACGTGCCCTGATCGCGCATCTTCTCGATGGCGAGGCGTCGCATCTCCCTCATGGGGGCAACCGCTTGTGCGGCCACTACCGCTCGCAGCGTAGGCATGTCATTCCTTTCAGACGGCGGGTGTCAGGTTGTAGTCCTGACGGAGTTGGGCGAACTTGCCCTGGTTCTGTTCGATGTAGGTCTTCATCCGTGACCGGTAGGCGTCAAGTTGACGTTGCGCCGACTTGTCACCAGCCTTAGCCCGGTTACGGAGTGCATCCATCCGAGCCGACCCCTGATACGCGATCGACGGCACCTCTTCCGCGTTCAAGTCCCAGGACGGGGCACACCCGCAGTCGCAGTGACCATGGGACCGGAAGTTCGCGGTGGACTGCTTGTAGACGCCACCACGGCCCACTAGGGTCAAGCAGAAGTCACAGGTTGGTCCGTGGGGGATCCGTTGCCATCCGGCGGCGCGTGGGTCACGATACGAGTTTTGGACGATCGTGTTGCGGGCCCCGTCGACCGCATACTGTGCGGCCTTCAACGCGATCGCGTTGACCATGGTCGCAGTATCAGGGTTGGGAGTGAACAGGGTTCCGACCGCTCGACGTACCGTTTCGTCGATCTGTTCCGCGAAGTCTTGTGTCATGGCGTTGGCGGTGAAGTTGCCACGAATCCCCGCGGTGAGACGCATGTCGTTGTACCATTCGGCCGCGAAGTCGGCGGCGGCGGTCCCGTACTGGGAGACGAGGTTCCGCGTCAAAGCGGCCATGGCGTCCCGCGTCTCTTCTGGGCTCAACCCAGCGGACGCAAGTTGGGTGAGTAGCGCCGTCAGTCTGACTTCAACGGATGCACGAATCCCCGCGGTGGCTTGCACGAACGTGAGCTCTTCGAGGGTGGCTGACATTACGCACCACTAGGGGCCATGGGGGTCGCGGGGGCCGTAGGGAACTCAAACGTCCCCTGTGTTTCTGGACGTGCGGGTTGCGTGGGGGCGAGCCCACTCAACGATGTCAGAAGGGTCCGGCTTTCGGCTCGTCGCTTGTCGGCAAGCATCCTCTTGATCTCGGCTCGTGAGAATCCGGCGAACTCGAGTGCCACTTCAGACTCAGCCAGCCATGGGAACACGGTGGCCAGTTTCACAAGCGCATCAGCAGACGTAGCCGGGGATGTGAACGCCGGGTTCGCCCAAGACACTGAGATTCCCCGCATCTCATCAGTCAGGTCACCGCCGTCCCGCAAACGCACAACCCTCTGGCCGACCCGTTTGAGAGCCGATCCGAAGATACGGTTCTGTTTGAGTGCCACAGACACGAGACGCCGATCGTCGGCATACAGTGCCTCCGCGGACGGCGGGTTGTCGGTCACGATCCCCAGGTTTGACACAGGCACCCCAGTTTCGCCAGAGAACTGTGTAGCGATCATCTTGTACTGCTCCGTGAGGGGTTGCATCGTCATCTGAGCAAACTGACCCACCTCCGGTACCTGCCCGTCCTTGTCGCGGGTAATCGCAAACCACCTGTCAATCGCCGCATCCCACTTGCCCCTCTTGAAAGCGTCCTCGGCCACGCCGAGCGCATACATGCGGGGGGCTGCGTAGAAATCGGCTGAAATCTCGGTTCGCACAATCGTCATCAACGCCCGGTCGGTGATGTTCATGACGGCGCGAGAGATACGTGAACGTCCGAAGGGGCGATTCAGTTGAGGATCAAACGACATGGGTTCTACCAACACTTCGCGGATCGGGTTCGGTCGACGATCGACCACCCACGAACCTGACGGGCGTCGAGTCATCGACAGTACCCATTCAGGCAAGTACACGTCGAGCGTCGTCGGCACCCCCTCATCGTCGATCGACGTTACGGCAAGGAACGACGACAAGGCGCGGCGACGTTCATCCCAAATCGCTGCCGACCATTCGGCAGAACGTGCAAGGACAAGCACTTTGGGTTCCCCGGACGCCTCATCACCGAGCGCGGTCGTAATGAACGACGACGAATGCTTGTATGCAGCCGAAATTGCTTGCGGCAACTCCAAGTCGAAACGGTTGTCATCCAAGATCGCCGTCATACCCAACGGGTCGGGGTCGCCCGCTTCGGAAACGAAGCCCTCAAAGACGGAACGTTCCGCCAACACGGAGACGGCCTTCTCAGGCCAGCCGAGGACTGCCTTGATCTTCTGCATCGACTCGGCCGGAATGTTGCCCGTCGGTTTGAGCGGCATCTTCCCGTCGAAGTACATGGACCGTAGAACATTCCGTGCATACTTCTTCTGCCACACTACGAAGAGGTCCCGCACAATGTCGAGTTCTTGTTCACTGATGCCGATAGCAAGACTCGGGGCCCCATACAGGGCAGGCAAGTTGACGACGGTCACAGGATCACCTGCCTTCTGTTCGGGTCACGTTTGCTTGTTCGGGACGCCCAATAGGCGAATGAGGATGCCTCGATCGGCGTCTCGTCACCATCAATCGATGTCGCTCTCCACGACCATGCCCCTGAAGTCTTGACACGCAGAAACTTGTCAGCCACCGCGACCGACCTTTCGAGATGGTCGGTACTAGCGCCGATTGGATGAGTAAGCACGGGAACACCATTCTCGCGAACCGCCTTCGCCGACTCGAACACCGCATCCAGAAACATCGACGACGATGCGAACACTTCAGGGCCCGACAAGACGTGAATCACCTGCTGCGGTACGCCCTTGTCGACAAGACCCTGGGCGAGCGCAGACGCCCACGCTTGACCCGAGATGGCGATCATTGCAGCCTGTTCCCACCGTTCCGTCAACCACGACGCCAACGACTCGACACCAGCCTCAAGGTCGCCCGTCATCGCATCAATGAGTTCGACGTGAACACCGTTCGCGTGCTTGATTGAACCCGCGAGAGACGCGCGCGACCCATCAAGAGAGAACGCAATACCAAACGACCGAACCCCTTCCGGGGCTACCGTCACGCCAATGGAAGCCCAATCCGTTTCAGAGATCGCACGAGACGCACCATCCCCATCCCACACGCCATAACCCTCATGGTAGAACGCCTCATCAGAACCAAGAAGCTTCTGCATCCGCAGAATCGCAGACCGAGACGTCCGATGAGGATACGACGGATTCGCCCTCGCCACCTGATCCCAGTCAATGATCTTCGCACCCTGATCTGCACTGAACTCGATATAGAGAGTGTCAGGATCCCCGTCAAGCGCATCCTTCCGACGAGCCGCAAACACATCACCGTTATCCGTCGACCGTGGGGGTGTCCCCATCAAGAACACGAGACCATTCGGTGAAGCATTCGTAGCCGGCACCATGTCAGCCATCGCAACTTCCTTGACCCGCTGCGCCTCATCAAGAACAAGAACGTCAACCATGTCGAACCCCAAACCGAAACCCTGATCTCGAGCACCGAACAGAATCCGCGACTCATTCTTGAAAATAACGGCCTGCTCCCCATTCGTAGCCCTCACCGTCTCAATAAACGGAGCCACCCTCTTCTTACGAGCCATCGCACGCATCTTCCCAAACGTCTCCGTCGACGTCCGCGTATGATGGGCAGTCCAAATCACCGTCATATTCGGGAACAGAGTACACAGCGCAAACACAATCCAACCGACAAGAAACGTCTTCCCCACCTGCCGCGGAATCGACATAACAACACCACCAATACCCGCCGCATAGAGCCCATCCGACCGCTTCGCAAGAATCAGACGCGCCGCCCCCTGCTGCCACAAATCGAAATCAATCCCGAACAACGCACACCGATCACGCACCCCAGGCCAGCCAGTAGACACAATCCCCGACGGCTGACAAACATGCCGCGCAGCCTCAGATAGCTTCTTCTGACCAGACTTCATCTGCGGAGACGGCATCCTCGTCAGCCTCCTCCTTCAGTTGGTGCTTGAGCGCATCAATCTCCCGAGAAATCTCCATCTGCCGACGCGTCAACGAAGCAAGATCCCGCGCCGGAGTCGACTCATCCTGCACAGCCCTCGCAATACGCCGATGAGTAGCCTCAAGCTCAGCAAGCCGATCGCCAGCCTCCACAGCCTCTATAATCGACAACGCGCGCCTCGGAGGAGCCTTCTCACCAGGCTCAACAGCACGAAGAGCAGCCATAGCATCCTCCTTTCGGAAAAAGGGAAAAAGGCCAGGGGGAGGTATCACT